CCTCTCCGATAAAACGGGTACCCGGACGAAACCGCGCCCCGCCGTGCAACTGCGCGACAAAGTTCCGCATCACCCGGCAGGAGGTGGGGTACTTGGCCAGATCGTCGCGGCTGTGGATGGTTGGGGCCACCTCGCCGCCGGAGAAATTACGCTTGATTCCGCGCATCAGTCATCATCTCCGAAAATGGTGCGGGCCTTGATCCAGGGAACATCCGGCACGTCCTCCGGCACGCCCTCTTTGGCGTCTGCGGTCTTGGCTGCATTCAAGGCGTTAAGATACAGCGTGGCCATGGCCTGCTCGGCTTGCGCCGACTGAGTAAGGGGCCGGGCAAGCTTGCTCGCCATCTTCAAGGCCAGGGCTTCGATGAAATCCGCATCAAACCAGTTGGGGTCCGTCACGATCATGGTGTAAAGCAGGACCGCCGGATCGGCGTTGGTGAGGATGAGCTTTTCCCCGGTGGGAGAGCGCACCACCTCGAAATCCTGCGCTGCGGAGCCGCCGGAGATAACCACCTTGCGGGCCTTCAGACAGTCGGTGGGGTAGATATAGGCCAGCAGGTATTCGCCCTCATAATCCGTCGGGAGGGTGAACCCGGCCAGGCCGCGGCGTTTCTGGGCGAAGTTCCAGGAATGGTCCCGAAGAACTGCATCCCGTGCCGTGGGGAAGAAGAGTTTGCAGTCCTTGGCCTCCCGGCGATTCTCGTCAAGAGAGGCGATGGTGCCGAGGCCCAGGTGCCGGAGTGCCAGGTTGCAAATTTCAACGTCTGAGGACATTGTTCTTCCTTTTGAAAAGCGGGGGCGTTTCCGCCCCCACCGTTACAGGTTTTTTTAATCCAGAGGGTTGCCGTCGCCCGTGGCTGCCCCGGTGCCGACAATACCCCCCGCAGCATCGGGAACCGCCGGAGTCTCAGCCGCCTTGACCATCAGGACTTCCAGTTCGGCCTTCTTCGCATTGGGCGGGAACTGGACCCCTTTGGCCGTCAGGAAAGCCTTCATCTCCTTGACGGTTACGGTGCCGTTGTTGTCGGCATCCGCTTCAAGGCCTTCCGGGGAGTCCATGGGCTTGAAGTAGTCCGGAACAAACCCGCCCAGAGCTTCAAGCTGTTCAGCAGTGGCGGTTTGACCCACCCGCCAGAACTTGCCGTGTACCCCGCTCTTGGTACAGATAAGGTGCTTACTCATTGGCTACCTCCTTAGGCCGTAGCTGCCGCGCCGGTCGGATTGGTGGGGCTGAAGTAGAGGCCGTCCACCACGGGGGCGTCCGCGCCTGCGGGTACCGCAGCGGCGAAAACCTTACCGGCGGTGGGGGCGGTGCCGACTACGACGAAATTAAGCTTGATGTACCGCTTCGTAACATTGGGCAGGTACTGGAGCTTGAAATCGTACCCGGCCACCAAGGAGGCCAGCAGGACAGCGGGGGTCTCGGCCACGGTCACATAGCTGCCCCCGGCGGTATCGCACTCCTGAACCTGGACCTGCAAAGAGGTGAGGTTATTGAATGCGGTGGTAACTCGGGTAAGCAGGTCAATGGGTTCCCCCCGCCCGGCGAAGGCGCCGACATCAACGTAGTTGGTGGATACCGCGGTGGCGGTAATCGCCTGGTCATCGGAAAAGATATCGAGATTGCTCAACATGGTGTTTCTCCTTCTTCGTTGCAGGGGGCGTTGCCGCCCCCGCTTATTGGTTTACTTACCGAAGCCCCGGTTAGATGGCGGTCTCGTTCTCGGAGATCGCATCGCACTGGAACACAGGCTTGCCGTGCAGCTTCAACACCTCGGTGGATGCTTCCCACTCGCCGTAGCGCAGATGAATCTGGTTGGCGTTCCCGGCCTGCAACTCCAAGGCGTTCATCACGGACTCGGAGACGTACCATTTCATGCGGCCACGCTTGCCAAAGGGAATCTTGTTCTTCGCCTGGATGGTGAGCTTGCGCAGATCGATAAAGTTGGCGTCCGTGGTAAGGGTGATACCGAGGTTCGCCACCTGGATGTTGCAGATGCGCACGACACACCGCCAATCGGCGAGGAAGAAGCCGAGATTCCACTTCCACTCGTCGCCCACGGCCCGGTATTTAGCACCACTGGCATCCTCGGCATCGAACTTGCCCAGGTCTTCGTGCTGCACGCCTGCGGGCATGTTCTTGGGGTAGATGCCGTGGAACTCCGTGTCTCCCCATACAACACCCCAGATGGAGGTATTACCGGTGGAAGTGCCGCCAGCGGTTACAACATTGGGGCTGGTAGCGGTCGGGTACCTGGCTGCCAAGCCGCGCAACTCGTCGGCATCGGCGCTCGGATTGCCGTAAAACAACTGAGTCACGGCGAACTGGCGCATGGACTCAATGTGGTTCTCGCCTTCCTGCATGCGGAATGCGTTCTGCGCCTCGGTGCCTTCGTACAGTTTCAGCTCGTCAACATCCACACCCCAACGGGTGGAAATCTGCCGGGTGGGTTCCTTGACGGTGGCGATACCGGACTTGCTGTATGGGGTGCCCTGGTACAAGCGCCGGAAATTGGCCTCGGGCAGCTTGGAAACCATCTTGCCCTTGTGCCCGTCGGTCTGGTTGCCGGACTTCCAGAGCGCATGCTCCAGAATGGGGTTGTCCTGCTTCAGCAGGTTGATGAGGGTGGAAAGCTTGCCGTTATCCTCGTAAAACTGCGCCAGTTCGGCCAGGGTGTAGGTGGTGGCCGAGTTAAAAGTTGCTGCCATGGTCGTGTCTCCTTGTGTTCGTAGTTAAGCCGGGAAAGAATCAGTATTCGTCCACCGGCTTGTAGCCCATTGACATGTAGCTGGGCTTGTCGCCTTTGCCTGTTTTGTCGTTGCTGCCTACCAACATGTCCTCCGAGAAATGGGCAGACATGCGGGCCAGCGTTTTGAAGAGGGGGGCGCACCCCGCCATCCTCGTTTCCTGCATGAACTTGACCAGCTCGCCGTCTTTATCAAAGGTCTGCAACACCCGGTTCACCTTGACGGCGTTCGCATCGAGCCGGTCGCCGCCGACTTCCTTATCCGCCTTCAGGTCAGCCATCCATTGGGTGTCGCGGTCGTTGTAATACTGAACCGCGCCATCCATCTGCTGCTTTGCAAATGCCGCCTCGATATCGATCAGCTTCTGCGCTTGTTCCTGGTTCAGGTTCAGCTCTTTCGCGATTGGCAGAAACTCCGCCAACCGTGCTTCATCCACCGCGACGCCTTCCGGCATGGCAAACTCGCCATACTCTTCCGGTGCGCCTTCGGCTGGTTTTGGATCACCCTCTTTCTTGGGGTCTCCCCCTTCAGCAGGGTCTCCGGTTTTCGGTGCGGGATCTGCCGCACCTGGGTCCGCAGTCTTCGGATCAGGTGTATTTCCTGCCGACGGGTCTGCGGGCTTGGGATCTGTGCCGAGAGCGTCTTGGTTCTCGCCGGTCATCAGGTCATCAGCCATTGTCCGTCTCCTTGGTTTGGGTTAGCCGGTCCTCGATGAACCGGGCGAAGATTTTAGGGTCCGCCACCATGGCTAGGCTGGTAATCTCGCCCGCCAGCGACTTCCTTCCTGTTTCATAGGCAAGATCCATGGACCTGCCGTTGTAGTCGGCCCGCATCAACCCGCCCCGCTCCAGCAGCCAGAAGAGAATCCGCCGCCCTCCTGCGGTGCTGAGTACGGTTTTCATGTCCAGGACCAGGCGTTCGGTGTCGTCCCGCCTTCTGGCTTCCAACCGTTTGCGTTCCGGGCCGAAGAGCATGTCATCCACGTTGTCGTAGAGCTGGGGGTCGATGTCCGCCATCAGGCGCCCCCTCCGATACCGGCGAGCAACTGATCAAGCGCCGATGTCTCGCCGCCCTGCACCGGGGTATCCGCCATAACCTTGGCGGTGCTTGCCATGGAGTCGGCCTGCGCCGCTGCCTGCGCCGTCTGATTGGCCTTGGCCCTGTTGCCCCTGATCGCGTCCCGGTCCTCTCTTGAACGGAGGAACCGGGCCTCGATGCCCAGGTAGTCGGCATAGCCGTCTGCCAGTTTGTCCGGGTCCGGGGCGTCTGCAACCTCGGGGAGCAGTTGTGCCACCCCGCCAATGAAGCCCATGTACTGATCCACCGCAGAGGTGGCGACCATCTTCTGGGCCTGGGCCAGGATGGAAACGAAATCAACCTTGATCTGGGCGTTGTCCAACTCTTCCGGCCATGGGGGGAGCATGTCCGTCTCGGCCATGATGTTGAAGGTCCGGTCGATGAGCGGGGTGAACAGCTCGTCGTGCATGCGCTCCAGCACCGGGCCGAGCTGCAAGAGCTTTTCTTCATGGCGCTCGGCGACTTCGCGGGCGGTCATGTTGCTGGTGGATGAAAAGGCCAGCATCTTGAACAGGTCGTTGTAGAGCCCTTCCCGGATGGACTGACGCACGTCTTGGACGATGCTCAGGATGCCGCGCGGGTCCGGGGTGACTTGATAGATCGGGTAAATCGCTTGCCCGCCCCCGGTATTGGGGTTGACGGGGTTGGTCCCGCCGGGCAGGGTGTCCACATACTTGAGGCTTGGGGGATTGGCCGTGGGCGGATCGGCCCGCTTGTGCTCCTGCTTCAGGTAGGTGGCCATCACCGATTGCAGCATGCGAACGTCGCCGAGGCAATCCATGGCCGGGCTTCTGCCGTAGGTGTCCTGGCCGGTGATATCCCAACGCGGCCCAAAGCCGGGGAACTCCTTGTAGCCGGACTGCCGGAGAAACTTTTCCGCGTTGCCCACTTCCCAATGGTACGAGGCGTAACGCATGTTCCGGTTATTGAGCTTGGAAGGGTCGCGCTCCTCGTTGGGCAGGATGGCGTGCATCACTTTGAATTTGGTGAGCCGGGTAGCCGCTTTGCTGTAGGCCTGCTTCACGGTGTTAGAGCAATTTTCCTCGCCGAACATCCGCACGATGTTCCGGGCGGTAAGGTCCAGCAGGCGGAAAATGGTGTCAACCCTGCCGCTCTCGTCCACGTCCATCCAGTATTCGCCGACGGTCAAGGCGCTAAATCGTAAGCCGGAACGGGGGTCCGGATGCTCGAACATAAATGCCGAGCCAAAGGTGCCCAGCTCGTCGTAGATGCTGTGCACCGCCTGATAGAAGTTGGAGCGGGCCAGCAGCGCCCGCATCCGGGTCTCCACCTCGTCCAGCCAGATGCGCACATTGGCTTTCCCGGAAAGTTGGGTGTCACTCAACGTCAAGCGGAACCAGGGTCGCGCCGGGGAGGTCATCCCCCCGTGCATCCCCGCAGACAAAACCCGGCGGGCGCGGATGCCGGTGCCGTCCAGCACATCGGAACGCAGGCCGCCCTTGTTGGTTGTGTCCTCGCCTTCGAGCAACCGGCACTTGCGGGGCTGAAAATGCTTGGCAAGCGATACCCAGTCCGGAGACCAGGTATCCCGCTCAGTCTTCAGCGCCCCCAGGTGGGCGTTCAGCTCTCGAATTTTTTCCTTGACGTCTTCTGCCATTGCCTATGCCCCGAGCAGCTTCTTTTTGTCGGTCTGTGCCTGATCGGACATCCCCAGCCCGCCGGTCATCAAGGTACTGTTCAGCCCTGCGGCCTTCTGTGCCTTGGAGACCTGACTGTCGCGGGCCTCTTTTACCGCCGGGGCAGTCTCTTTCATCTTCGGTGGAGGCGGCGGTGGAGGTGGAGGCGGCGGAGCGTCAGGTGATCCGCCGCCGCAAGCGAGAGCCACCGGGCCTTCGTAGTCAAAGCTAGCCTCTTCCAAGGTGGCGCCGGTTGCCATGCTCACGGTGACGCGGTTATAGATCTTCATATCAGCGGTACTCCAGGGGTTGGTATTTACGGGCAGTAGCCGGGGCCATCGTAGGCGGATCCGGGAATACAGCACCGAATGCGGGATCTCTTATTCGGGAGATGTCGTCGATCATGTCATCGTGAACACCGACGGGGAAAGGAAGGTACTCGTCGTTGACCAGTTGGGAGACGAAGTCCTGGGTCTTGCCTTCGTAATCGATGAAGTGCAGCTCGTAGGGAAGGAAGAAACGCCCTTCCGCGAAGACCGGCACCAGCTTGCGGATCCGGTCGTTCTTTGGCTGGCCGCCGCCCAACGCCTTGATACCGAAGCGCCAATTGCGATCTTCCATCTTTTCCAGGATGTGCTCGATGTCGGAGTCTTTGCCGTACTTCTCGTAGCCGACATCCCCCGCCAGATGGTACTTACGGGCCAAGCGAAATAGATGGTCGGTGCGCTCGCGCAGGTTCAGCCGGTCGCGGATCCCGTCCACCAGGTAGTAGTTGCCGTCAGGGGCCAGGGCGATCACCGACATCACGGTGTAGTCGTTCTCTTTCTTCTTCTCGCCAGCGGGGTCGCACAACAGGTAGTAGTTCCACTCTGCGGGCCAGGGCTTCTCTCCGCGCTGGTAGGGGGCGGCGTCGTAGTATTTGAGCCAGTCTGGGTGGAAGCCCATGGCGTCTTCCGCCTTGGGATTCTGGAGCATCTGACTGGCAAAAATATACGGCCCCATGTCGGATCGCTTCTCCGCCAAGGTTTCCCTGGTGAGAAACACAGGGGTTCCGGCGGGGGTTCCGTCTGCGGTGGCTGGGTAAACGCGGGGGGTCACCGAACCACGGGCTATCATCGTTCGGTAGGTGTCGTTGAAGTGGTAACGGGTGCCGATGGTGCGCCGCTTGCCGCCATTGGAGCCAAGGTTCAGATGGAGCGCCCAGGCCTCGGTGGTCTTGTTGATCTGATCCGGGGTGGTAACGGATTCACGAGTCACCACGTCATCATCGACCAGGATGTCAAAGTGCTTCGAGGTGGGCTGGCCATCAACCAGACCCCATGCCTCGATAGTCGCTTCCTTGGGGTTGGACTTGCGCTTGACCACGATGCCGTTGTCCAGGGACCACCGGGAGGATTCACGCCGGGGGTTCGCCCAGAGAACGGAAGGGTATATCTGTTTCAGCAGCTCATTGGTCTCGAACTCCACCATGATCTGAGCAAGAAACGCTTTGGCAATGGGTCGGGTGTGGGAGAAGATCCCCACCGTGATCTCCTTGTCCCAGTGAAAAGAGTCGGGGCTGTGGGAATCCAGGATGTCCTGGATGGTCTTGCCGAAGGTGATGATGGTGGACTTGTAGTGCTCCCGCGCCCAGAGGTCCAACATGCCGTCCGGGGCGTCCTGCACCTCGACACAGCGGTCAAAGAGCCAATCACGATCGATATCCCGGCGATGCAGAAGCTGAGTCAACAGGAAGAACAGATCCCGGCGGCCAAGCACGTTCATTACCGAACGGACATTGCCCGCCACCTCTGCGTCGCGCAGGATGTCCTGGTAGAACTCTTTGGCCTGCGACCTGTTGGGGAGGTTACTCGCCATAAATCTCCCCCAGCTTGGCTTGAATCTCTGGAGAGAGAATGACTTCATGGGCATGGCGGATAGGATTGTCCCCGCCCTCGATGATCTTGCGCTCTACCTTCATGCCGAGCAGTTCAGCGTAAGCCTTTACCGCACCAAGCTGTATATCGAGAGCTTCTGTTGTGCGCTCATCAGTAACGCCACCTTCAAAGGCGAAAAACTGGACCTTGGCAAATACCCGTTCTTTGCCCAGGTCTTGATCGGTGAACCACTGCGTAAAAACCTTTCGGAACTTGCGGACGTTGGCCTTCCCGGCATCGTGCGGGTGCTTGCCGTATCCGGCCACACGGGCGGAGGCGGTAGCGTTGGAAAAGGTATCTTTGCGGGTGTGATCGGTATACAGCGCCAACCAGCGAAGCTGACGCAGGGTGGGCTGACGCATGCCCGGATCAACGGTATCCGGGTCAACGCCTAGAATCTCCTCAACGGACAACTCCCCTTCTGGAACGTCATCGTCCTCTGGCTCGATACCTAGAATGTCGTTGATGTCGTATGCTTCGGCCATTCGTTTCCTAAAGGCGTTCCAGGTTCAGCCATCCCCTGCTGAACCTGGAACGTCAGCCAAAAGAGGAAAGGAGATCGGTGGTAGCCTGTAGGGTAAACGGTGTTTTGGAGGGAAATGAATATCGACAAATAAAGACAAATAAAGACGAATATCGACAAATAAAGACGTTGACAGGGGGTAGAAAAAACTAGGATAAAAAAGCCCCAATCCAGTAAAGGAAAAGGGGCTGTCAATCCAAACCTACCGCGAGTAGCGCCGGGGCTAATTGCCCCCGTCCTGTAGTCGTCCTGGTAAAGTTTTTATATCCTCGTTCAACTCTGATTCCACGCAGTACCATGGCGCAGTCTTACTGGAACCGTCCTTGTGCGCCCTAATTCGCTTGGCTTCACACCACTTGCGGGCAATGTCCCGGCCAACTCCCAGGCGCTTGGATATCCGGGCCAGCCCATAATACAGCTCGTCTTTCATTCCGCCCCCTCCCCCAGCTCGGCCATCTTGCGTTCCATGATCAGCCCCTCCAGAAGCAGGTGGTAGTTGATGCTGTCACTGATCTTCTCGTCAAGCAGCTTCTGGCTTGGCAGCTTACCCTGTGCGGCATCGGAGATCATATCCACCACGGAGACAAGGTGCTTGGCGTACATCCCCCACAGGGCCTGTTCCGGGGATTCGTCTTTCATCCGGCCAGCCGCCTTGAAGTTGTGCAGCCGGTCGCCATTCCTGGCGTACTCCTCGCCTTTGGGCACCAGCATCGCCGTGCAGGCCTCAAGCCTGCGCTTGACAATCTGGTTAAAGTCTTCGGCCTTCATCGCGGTTTCTCCTCACTTAGACTCTTGATCTTCTTCAGGATCACCGTGCCGTTGGGCCTGATCCGCTGAATCTTGAATATCGTGTCGTGGACATTCATCACCGGGGCGGAAGGCACCGCAAGGGCTACCCGCATGCCCTCGTGAATCCGGGTGAACAACTGCACCTGGATCGGTGCGCCAACATCGTGGCCGATCTCCGGGGCTTCCGGCGCCTGGGTGGGGGTCATGTCATCTTCCAACATCAGGTTCACTTCTTCTCTCTCTGCTTCCATCAGCTCTTTCCTCCTGCTTGATTGAGTTGCAAGAACGCCCAGTACGCCATCAGGATAGCGTCAGAACGTCCGTCATGTTTTTTGAGGGTGAGTGGTGCGGAAGGAAACAATCGCCGCGCCACTGGCAGCGAGGGCTTGTCGGTAGGCGTGGTCTTGCGTGGCACCATGCCTGCCTGCCATGCTTGGGGCCGTACTTCACGCCAGGGGAGTTTGTTGGCGTCGAGCACGCCTTTCCACCAGCCATAGTTCGCGCCAAACTTGAAAGTGCTACTCACGCCCTGCTTCGGCATTGCCCCAACCAGCTCCAGGACCGCCATGTCCACGGCATGAAACAACAGCCATTCGTCCAAGGCGGCTATCACGCTCGGGCCATCGCTGTAATCCACGACGCCCTCAAACCTGCCATCGATCAGCAGAGCCACCGCACCATTTTGTCCGGGGTCAATGCCAAGGGTTGTTATCGCCATGAGTTGAATCCTCTGCTGCTTAACTGCTCTTAACTTTTAAACTCTCTTAAACTTTTCCTACTCAGAAAGTGGGTCTTGAGAGGGTAATCAACTAATCAACCCTTATAAGGGGGTTGATTAGGTTGATTAGGGTACCCATTCTCAATTTGACCGGGTAATCGTGATTA